GCGCCAAGAACTATTATAAGCCTGATCTTTTTCTTTGTTTGCTTCGCGCCAAGCTAAGCCCGTGATAGCTTTTCTTTCTTTGTTAGCTTCGTACCAAGCTTTAGTCTTAGACTTAGTGCATACTTTACAGGTGTACTCATGTCCGTCCTTGGCATTCTTTCTTTTATAAAAACCCTCAAGCTCCTTAACCTCCCCGCACTTGTTACACTTCTTACTCATATGATCTCTCCGTCAAACTGAGCCGCGTCATAATCATCTAACTCTCGTAGCCGCCCTGTCGCGCCATCATACAACAGGTTAGTAGCAACGCCAACATCTCCAGTGTACCTAGACTTCAGCACCCTAACCTTGGTGGTCGATGCCTCTATCTCATCGTCTGATTGTTGGTTGCGTTCAAGGCTGATAACACAATCACTTAGCTGAGCAATACTCTGGCTACCTCTAAGGTGATTAAGCCCTGTCTCGATGCCGTTCTCGTGGCCTCTATTGCCCTCAACCCTGCGGAGGTGTGACACTAGTATCATACCACAGCCTGTCTCCTCTACCATAGTCCTGAGTCGATGCATGATCTGGTCGATAGCTTTACGCTCGTCATTTTCAAGGGTTGATAGAACTAACATATGAAGGTGGTCAACTACAATCCATTTACAATCTAGACCTATAATCATGTAGCGTAGCTTACTGAAGATGTCTTCAAGGTTATTGACTCCGTGGTGTGCGTGAATCCAAACGCGCCCCTCGTTCTCGCCCATAAACACTTTCTTAAAGCACTCGTCTAGTTGTTCCTCCGTGTACTGAGACTTAACACTGTCAAGGTGTAGCTTAGCGTTAGCCTCGACTGCCATGATACCTTCGGCAGTGCGTGACCAGTTCTCTTCAAGAGCCACAACACCTACATTATCTTCGGTGTTTTCAATCAACCAGTGTTCGATCTCACGAGTGACAGAAGACTTGCCAAGACCAGTACCGCCTGTAAGTGTGACTAACTCACCCGCCCTAAGACCTTCTAGCTTTTTATTTAAGCCGCGCCAAGGATATGGTATAGCTGTTTTCTTTTCTGTCCGTAACTTTTGATAGGCTTTAAACTGTTCGGATAGATTCAACACGCCAGAAGGCGTATAGATTTTAGCGTCCCAGAAAGCACTGACGTATGCCGCGTGTCTACCTTGGCGTAACATATCGTTAGCATCTTTGTAGTCTACAGGCAGTGTCATGATCTTAGCTTTCTTGGGTGTCAGTAGTTTGGCTACGGCCTGAGCCGCTTCCTTACCATACTTATCATTGTCAAAATTAATGACTACAGAATCAAAAGACTCAAGGTACTCAAGGCTATTCTTAACGTCACCTATCCCGCCTTGTGCGCCTGACTTAATAGAAACGACAGGCCACTTAGAACCCATTAGTTCGTAAGCGGCCATCGCATCACATTCGCCTTCTGTTAAAGTTATAAACTTACCGCCTGCTTTAAACAGGTTCTCTCCAAACAAACCTACTTCCTTGGGACTTCCTGTCCACGCAAACTCTTTGTTCTGTTTACGTATCTTAGTTCCTGACAACTCGTGTCCGTTGTAGTAGGGGTAGTAGTGCTTGTCTATCTTGCCGTTCAGTGTTGTTGATTTGACTCCGTACTTCTTAGCTGTAGCTAAGCTTATCTTGCGGTCAGTCAATTCATTAAACGTAGCTGTAGAACTGTTATTCATCTTGCTGTTCCTTCGATGTATTTCAAACTCCGTTTCTACATCATCATCTTGTTGCACTTCCGCTGTGCTATAGTTTGGTAAGTATGTCCTGCAACTGAAGCAGAACCCAGAGCCATTGTCGTTAACTGAAACTGGGTCACTGCCTCCACAAGCGGGACAAGGTAGCTTGTGTTTAACAAAAGGCATACGCCTTACTCCTCGTTGGTTTCCTCGTTAGAGGTTTCAATGATTGCATCATCTACTAGATGCTCGTCCATGCTACCAGTGAGAGTCATAATAGATGCGCGGGCTAGTGTCACGTTCAACTCTGCTTCGCGTAGCTTGCCTTGTGCGTTTACTAAGACTCCGAATACTGACTGTCCTTCGGGTGATAACTGACCTACGTCATATGTAACATCGTCTTTGATGTAGGTGTACTGTGGTGCGTCACTCATAATTCATCCTCCATTTCGTCTGCTTCTGATTCAAACTCCGATCCATCGGGGCTACCAACTTCAACAAGGTCTAGAACTTGCATGGCTTGAAAGTCCAAGCCCTTAAAAGAACCAAACTTATTGGTGGTTTCCCACTCATTGTACTGCACCTTAACTACAGAACCATTCCCTACTTTAGCATCGAGAGGGTTCTTGTACTGATCAACAAGTCTAGGCGCGGCTCGTACTGTTCCGTCCTTTCCTTCTACTTTGCGCTTAATTACAATGGATGGGCCTTCGTCCATCTGCTTGATGTTGTATCCACGCGCTTTAAAATCTTCAGCGGTCGCCTCATCTACAACTAAGTTTACTGAGTACGTAGGCTCAAAGGTCGTGTTCGGTGTAGTGACCGATGCCCAGTACGCTGTGCCTTGAAGTATAGCCATGTTACTTTCCTCTTGTGGTGGTGGTTAAAATTGAGGTGAGAGTATATCACACTCTTCACCCCCTGTCAAGCGTTATTTATCGCTATCGCTTTCCTTTTTTAGTTCATCGATCATTAGTTCAGAAATATACAGCAGTTTAATGCCGTAAAATAAAGATAGTATTGTCACAATCGCTAGTATTGTATTCATTTTATTATCCTCTTAAAACTAAAATAGAATTTGAAATAACAAGAAGTACAGATAAGACCACTAAAGTTCTTATGGTTTTAATGTATCTTGTTTCAAACTTACTCTTCAACTCAATCTGTTCCTGTTCCACCCACACTGCCGCCTTTCGCAGTACGTTTGAGAACCCTATCTTCACTGTAGCTTTGTTCATTTGTTTTCTCCTGTTTAAATATCCTGTCAAAATTACTGTCGTATTGTTCCTTGTTTACTTTCCGTTGGCGATCTCCTTTGCCGCCATGCGTTGCATCACTCATTCTCCTGCCACACCTTGCCGAATGTTACTATCATGAAGGGCGCAAGAAACACAACGCCCTCAAAAGATGCCGCACTTATTGAACCTGTCAGTGTATTACTAATCCACACTGGCTTACTGTCTGCGAACTCTAAGTCGATACCTACACCGTTGCGTAGATTAAAACTCAAGTAGTACTCTCCGAAATTAGCTGTCATGGTTTATGCTCCTGTACAATATGGTTTAATGTATTCGCCAACAGTTAAGTCAGACGAGGTGATATGTTTTATTACTACTCCCCATTCTTCAAGAGTCCAGAGAGCCTTGTCACCGCATACTAAATCTAATACAGCATTCTCTAAGGCGTGGTCATTCTTTTCAAAGATGTAGCGCACCTTGAGATGCGCCTTGGATTGTAAATTGAATGGGGCATTGGTTAGTTTCATGCCGCTAACCTCAGTGCAGGCTCAGACTTGATAGCCTTTCGGATTACTTGCTGACGATCATTCTGGATTGATGCTATATTGCGCTCACTGGACTGTCGAACCGCGCCAAAGTGTGTTGACCAATCGGTCATAGCATTATACACAGCCCACCAATTAGCACCTAAACGATTTCTGTAGACAGCATCATACACTCGCCAGATATAGTTTAGATTTTCATTGCGTCTTGGTAGTTTGTGTAACAGATCAGCAGGGCTGTAGCTATGCGAAAAGCTTTTAGAATCTAGCTTAACGTCCAAGGCATCCGCAAAGAAGTAGAAAGCCTCCATGTCTCTGACCTGAGTACCCTGCCAAGCCTTCCATAGTTCACGCTCATTGTTGAAGACATCTAAAGACTTAACAATTATATTAGCACCATGCTCTATGTCCAAGGACTGAGTGTGCTTAGCCTTGTAGACGGCTATCTCACCACTAACAAAAACCTGTAGATTTGTACACGCTGATTGAACTGCGGCAACACTAATCATGAACGGCCAAGTACCGTCAAAGGATGAGATTGCTAATAGACTTAGACTAGCTGTATCTCCGTCACCAGTTTCATAAGTATGAGCAGGAAGATTGTAATCTACAATCAATCTAGCACCATCATGGCTAGTTCTTATTCGTTCTGTAAGTCCAACAAGATTTAGCTCAGAACGCTCCATGACAGTTCGAGTTGTGTCTACGATCTTCTTGGGTGCTATAG